GAAGGAGTTGCCAAAGAGTGTGCTAGAATGGTATTACCACTCTGTACTCCTACAAGAATCTATATGACAGGATCGTGTCGTTCTTGGATACATTATATTAATCTACGTTCTGCACATGGTACACAGAAGGAGCATATGAAGATTGCAGAGGCATGTAGGGATGTGTTCGTAGAGCAGTTTCCTATCGTTTCAGAGGCTCTTGAGTGGGTCTAAATAATTTTACCTAACTTATTACTATGGCAACATATCCAGTAGTTCACACTAAAACAGGTGAGCAAAAAGAGGTATCAATGAGTGTCCATGATTGGGATCAATGGTGTACTGATAATCCTGATTGGTCAAGGGATTATTCTGATCCATCTACAATGCCCGGTGTGGGAGAAGTTGGGGAGTGGAAGGATAAACTTAGAAAGAAAAATCCGGGATGGAACGAGGTATTGGAAAAAACAAGAAAATCAATACCACATAGACAGAGAGCAGATCAAAATTTAGTACAAAAAATCTAATGCCACGCAAGAAAAGAACTGCTGATCAACCCATTGGTGTTGGTTTAACGGCTAAGCAATTCAAAAGAAAAAAACCTCTTGGCAATGATTACCTTATTGATATAGAACCACTCACAGATAATCAAAAAAGATTATTTGAATCTTATAAGAAAGGTAAACATATTATTGCATTTGGAGCAGCAGGAACAGGTAAAACATTTATCACATTATATAATGCACTAACTGATGTTCTTGATCCATCCAAACCTTATGAGAGAATCTATCTGGTTCGATCATTAGTCGCAACAAGAGAGATAGGATTTTTACCCGGAGATCACGAAGACAAGGCTGATATCTACCAAATACCATATAAGAACATGGTGAAGTATATGTTTCAGATGCCATCTGATGCAGACTTTGAAATGCTCTATGGTAATCTAAAGGCACAAGAAACTGTAAAGTTTTGGAGCACTTCCTTTTTGAGAGGAACAACACTTGATAACTGTATTGTGTTAGTTGATGAATTTCAAAACTTGAATTTTCATGAATTAGATAGTATAATAACAAGAGTTGGTGAAAACAGTAAAATTTGTTTCTGTGGTGATGCCACTCAGACAGATTTACAAAAGACCAATGAAAGAAATGGAATCATTGATTTCATGAAAATAGTTCGGACAATGCCCTCATTTGATCTGATTGAATTTGGCATAGATGATATTGTTCGTTCTGGATTAGTCAAAGAGTACATTATTGCAAAAACACAACTAGGTATGTAATGTTTAATCATGTAGATATTGAACTCCCGAAACTTTCGAGGGAGACAATTGATGGGGTTCGTTATTATTCAGTTCCTGATGAAGACGAATTACTAAAATTAGTTTCAATCACTTCAATCACAAGTCACTTTAACAAAGATATATTTGTGAAGTGGAGAAAGAGAGTTGGTGATGTTGAAGCAGATCGTATTACGAAAGCTGCTACAACAAGGGGAACATCATACCACACACTTACGGAGAACTTTTTACTTAACAATAAACTTCCCGAAGGATTACCAATTTCTGAGTTCTTATTTAAGATATCTAAGTCCACACTCAGAAAGATTGATAATATTCATGCTTTGGAAGGTTCATTGTATAGTAAGCAATTAGGAATTGCAGGAACCGTTGATTGTATTGCAGAATACAATGGTGAATTATCAATAATTGACTTTAAGACATCCGCAAAACCAAAACCCGTTGATTGGATTGAGCATTATTTTGTTCAAGCAATGGCATACGGTTGTATGTTATACGAACTCACTGGGTTGTCGGTTAAAAAACTAGTTATCATCATGTCATGCGAAAATGGAGAGTGTGTTGTCTATGAAGAATACGACAAAGCAAAGTACATCAAACTACTCGGAAAATACGTTAGTAAGTTTGTTCAAGATACATTGGAACTCTATGGAACCGAATAAAGAACTTGAGAAGGCTATTGAGAAGAAGTTTCTGACTCCTTCTAAGTTTGCGATTGAGATCGAGAAAATAGTTGCTGAAGAGGAATTCAATTACATTGATGCAATCTGCCACTATTGCGAATCTAACAATCTTGAGATAGAATCAGTAACGAAACTTATTTCAAAGTCTCTCAAAGAGAGATTAAAGTGGGACGCAACCCGTCTTAACTATATGAAAAAGACAACTCGTGCTAGACTACCTTTGTAATGAAAAAAGCAGAATTGATTCATTGGAGGTTGCAAGCAATACTTCGGGAACACAGTATGCCGGATCTTAAGTATCTTGGTGTAAGACCCGATAGTATTGGAATGCCTCAACATTGGTATCAAATCGGTAAGGCAGAAGTGCCTTGCGATTCAATTACAGAATTAGACACTGAAATTACTGATGATGATCAAGAAAAAAGTGACACCCTTTGAAACCTATCAAACATATCTTTCAATTAAGAATCATTTTTCAAGTCCGAAATATGATTACTTTAAATATGGTGGTAGATCAAGAGCCAAGATAACTGCTTTCAATAAACGGAAAGATAAGTATTGGTTCGAGAAGACATCAAGAAAATATCCTGATCATGAGATCGTTGATTTCCTTGTGTCCAACTTTGTGAATACAGATAATCCTTCTGGTCTATGGATTGGTGAGATCATCAATTCTGGTGAGAGGAATTATTCAGAATGGTCAAGACGACAGCAAAGTCTTGGTTACATTTTTAGAGAGCAAGTCACTGAATTGTTCAATGAATTTGATTTGGATGATCTATTTGATTGCTCGAATGGCCATCCGATAGTATTGAAACAATATCTAGGTGGCAACATAGATCTAGAGACTCTTGTGATCCTTGATAAGATCTTTGAGTTTCGTTCTAGGTTTGATAAAAAACTTATTGACCCAGTGTGGGAAACCGTAAGTCTCAAACTTAGGAAATACGATCCTTTCATAAATATTAATGTGTTTCAATATAAAAAAGTTTTACGAGAAGTGGTCAATGAGTGATTTTTTCGATTCTGAAATAGTTAAAGAAGAATTAACTAGTATTAATAAATTGCAACAGGAGATCTACGGAGCGACTATGCAATACCCTTCCATGTCCCGTGAAGAAAAACTTGAGCACGTTGAAAAGTTAACAGAACTTACGGATAAGCAGAGAGTTATGTACACTCGTTTACGTCTGTCTGATGATCCGGAAGCAAAGAAAACACTAGATGATTTGACTAAATCCATATCATTATTTGGGTATGGTGAAAACACTGATATGAATTTATTCTTTGATGCTGTTTCCAAAACCATACAATCATTAAGGATCAATATTGACTAAATGATCTGTCTTTGTTATAATAAAACCAATCCAACGAAATCCAACTTAATCCGAGGTAATCTAAATGTCATTTGCTGATTTAAAGAAGCAATCAAAACTAGGCTCTCTAACTGCTAAGTTAGTTAAAGAAGTCGAGAAGATGAACAACAACGGTGCATCAGGTGATGACCGTTTCTGGAAACTAGAAGTAGACAAGAGTGGTAACGGTTATGCTGTTATTCGCTTCCTACCTGCACCAGACAAGGAAGATCTTCCTTTTGTTAAATTATATTCCCATGCCTTCCAAGGCCCCGGTGGATGGTACATTGAAAACTCTCTGACTACTTTAGGTCAGAAAGATCCTGTATCAGAATATAATTCCCAACTGTGGAACAACGGAACAGATGCTGGCAAAGACCTTGCTAGAAAGCAAAAGCGTAAGTTAACTTACATTGCAAACATCTATGTTGTAAAAGATCCAGCCAATCCTGCGAACGAAGGACAAGTATTCTTATATAAATTTGGTAAGAAAATCTTTGACAAACTCACTGCAGCAATGCAACCTGAGTTCGAGGATGAAGAAGCAATCGATCCATTCGATTTCTGGCAGGGTGCAAACTTCAAGTTAAAAGCAAAGAACGTCGCAGGATATCGAAACTACGATAGTTCTGAGTTTGCTGCACAAAGTCCTCTACTAGATGACGATGATGCAATGGAAGCAATCTGGAAGAAGCAAAGTTCTCTTGAAGAGTTCAGTGCAGCATCCCAGTTCAAGACCTATGATGAACTTAAGACTCGTCTTGAGTATGTTCTAGGTAAGAGAGGTGTAACACCTGTTGCTCAAGATGCAGAAGTTCAAGAAGAAGAGTATGAAAGAGAACCTGTAGCAGAAAGGGAGACTGTCTCCTCAGTAGCAAGAGGTTCGAGTGAAATTGAAGATGACGACACGTTATCGTATTTCCAAAAACTCGCTGAAGACTAAAAGAAAAGGGGTCGCAAGACCCCCTTTTTTATGGCATAGTTATGTTTGTATTTTCCGTCTGTATTATGTCATCATCTACGAACTGTGATGATTGGCCGTAAATCATTATATCTCGGAAGTCATCAAGGAATTGCTGCAAGAATCCATTTTTAAGAACAAATATATTTCTTTTATCATTATTCAATCTTGTCTCATGGACATAGTTACTTACTGCAGAAACTGGATCATCAATTGCTACCACGTTAGTTCCTAATTTAGTGAGATCATTTGTTTTTACTTCACCACCATCATAATAGTATAATTTAAAATCTTGATTAACCACTTTACCTTTTTCTAATACGATTCTACCATTTGAATCTTTTACTTCATTAGTCTCAAAAAATTTATTATCATTTAAATTCTCTCCATATTTATTTGTTGCATATTCAAATAGATCATTGTTAGATAGAGGCCACTCTGCACGAATATTAACAATACCTGCACAAACTACAACAACCCAATCAAGTTGATCAGAACCATATAACTCTTCTGCAACATTATCAGGTCTAAACCCTTCTGGTAT